ATATTCGATTGGTTCCGTGTCTTCCACACGACTAGCTATCTTGGTACAGTATTCACGATTTTGGAGCGGAGTCCCTTTACACATCTCCCAATGTGCGGACTCATGCAGATTTCGCTTGAGCCAAGTTAATGATCGCTTCTTCTTAAAGGCCACATATCCTTGATGATGTCTCTGTCCAGTAGATGGTGACTCTTCCAATTGGTACACTAAATAATCCATCAAATCCTCCTTATATTCCACGGGGTCCAGCAGATCGAAATTCGTATAACACCAGTGCTTTGCTTGGGGAGCCATAACGCCTGGGAGATCTGGCTGTATTTATATTAATTGGCTTTTTTTTTAGAATGTAATACAACGAAGTACCCGATCCAAATAAAAAAAACCAAATTTAGAAAAAAAATTGCGGGAAAATAGTTTCTCCGCTCCTGTAATTCGCCTATCAATTCACAGCCCCCCTCGGGGGGCGTTGGGGGGGCAAAGCCCAGCCGGCGAGGCGGCGGTGACACTAGAGTTATCAAGCATAAGTGTATCCAAGGTGACAGAGGTGAGGTATAGTATTACCCTCACCTCGGATCTTGGATCCACTTGATAGGATTAAAGATTAAATAGATTTTTCAAAAAAGTTTTATTATTTTAAGCGTAAGTATAACTTTGCGCACTAAGAATACCTTCGGTTGCCCAAGTATGGCCAGCAGGTGGCTTAATTTTGTAAGTTTTTTCCCAATAAACTTTAATTGGGGTTGAACTATCGTTAAGCCCGTATGCGATTCTGCCACCCACAATGAACATAAAGTCTCTTGTTTTCCCTTTTAGGGAACACATTTCATTGACTTTATTCCCACCCCACATCCCCCTAGGGCCTTTAAACTGTAAGTTTGTTTGGCCCAATGATTGAATATAAATGGTTGTTTTCGAAAGAACTTTCCAACTATTTTTCAAACCGGGGAAATCCCACGGAGTTGCCCCGAAATCAGTGATGTTAATTGTGTTACTCATATCGACAGTCAAATTGTTTGCGTCAAAACTGCGAATTGAACTCATTGCTTGATAGGGGGTACTATAAAGATCGGCTTGGCCGATATCCCGAGTTGCAACGAACTCGTATACGTCGACACTAATAGGTGTGGCCTGCATATTTACGATAGTAAAATTGATGGCAGAATGCTTTATGACACACTTGAACGGTGAAAGGAAGTTTTTATTCGAAGAAAGTAAATCCGCTGCATTATAGCGAGTAGCTATATTAGAAATAGCCCTATTGATATATCTGCCTATATCAGTAGTTGAGGCGTCGCTAAAGTTGGCGCCAGTTAGGTTTAGACCACAGAAGAGTCGTAATGCATTATTTGCGGATGACGTACTTCCTAATACTTGCTGAGAAGGACTAGTAGCCCACACTGTTGGCATATTTCCCATATTTAGAGGTGCAGAACAACGTTCATTGTAATGATACGTTGGTGATGAACCAGATACTATCGCTCTGACTTTCTTTTTGAATCTTTTTTGTTTTCCGCGTCTTTTCTTCGCCTTTTTCGTAAGGCGTTTTTTCCTCTTATTATAATAAGAACGACCAATATCATGCTGTGCAGTAATAGCGTTTCTAGCTGCATCTGCGCTGTTTTCTGGTCCTTGTATACTTCCTCCTGAAGCTCCTCCTGAGTTTCTATATTGACTTGCTATACCAGCTAAGGCTGCTGCTAAATTTACTCCTTGGGCGGCGACGCTGGACGAACTCGCTGTGCGGGGTCGTTTGGTCATAAAATGACTAAAAAAAAAATTTATTGATTGATATGTCTAATATCCCAACGATCCTCACTCAACTTAGACAAATCTGGGTCCCAATTGCTAAAAACTACCACGTGTGGTGGTCTGAATCGCATGCTTCGAGATTCATATTTCGTCGAGAGAAAGTATCCGTTCTTGAAGTTTTCCACGACGGAGTAGGGAAAACTGTCTTGGTGATCTCGGCTCCAGTCGAAGAATACCACTCTTTCTCCTTTATAGGCATAGTAGATGTCGCTATGCTTTCCTCCGTTGACGATGTATCCTCCAAGGAAGTTAAGACCTGGAGTATTTGACTTGCTTTTGTATCGACGAGCGAAAGTCGATTTCCCAGCTCCTCCAGCATAGTCAACATACCAGATAACTTTTCGACGATCCACTGCTCCGTCGAGTTCAGATTCCAGTTCAGTTGCCCACTGTCCTCGTTCATCAGGCTCGGGAGTGTAACGCTCGAGTCTCTCACTTCTTCGTCGCTCATGTTCGCTTCTGCACCAATTGGGGTAACGAGCCCAGATTTCATAGAATGTATTTCTTGTGTCACTTTCAGTGGCACCATCTCTAACTGCTTCAAAGAACTCCGCTAAATCACTTCTAGCCCCGGCACCTCTGGGTAGATCTCCATATTCGATTGGTTCCGTGTCTTCCACACGACTAGCTATCTTGGTACAGTATTCACGATTTTGGAGCGGAGTCCCTTTACACATCTCCCAATGTGCGGACTCATGCAGATTTCGCTTGAGC